CAAAACTTTGAAACTGAACTTTTTGTTCTGGTTCCATTTGTGACCATATTTCTGCTGCAATTTGCATGCTTTGATCATTTGGTTCTTGTCTACCCATTCTAATATCACCACTATTGTATTTAATATTAGGTGCTCCAGCTTCTATTGATTCTGTCATTGAAATTTTTTCGTCCATAGTATCTCCTTTTACTGTGTTTTGCCAAACAAATCAAGAGCTGGCATGATAACTGTTACATCTCTTTGCACATCTTCTTCAGGTATATTAGCAGCTTTTAAGGCTTCTTCATCCTTATATACTTGACCTGTTTTCTTGTTTTTAATTGTCGTTATTATTTTTTCTGGTGTTATTTCTAACATTATGTTGTTACCTCTTTCTTAATGTTTAGATAGCTAATAGCTACATCAAAAGAATCTGAAGTGCTTGATTGTACTGTAAAGGTTTTGCCACCTTCTACTATTAGCGGTTGGGTTAATAATTCTGTAGTTTCATTAGCTGTTAAAGTTTTAGATTTAATAGCTGTAATACTATTATTAATAATAGTTACACTAGGTGTACCAGCTGATGTAACAAGTATAGATTTAATAACAATAGTTTCATTAACTGCAGGAATACCAGATCCTAATGGTGTAAGTACACCACCACTTGTGCTGTTATCTATACCGATAAATTTATATTGGTTTACTACTGCCATTAATCTAAAAAGAAACTTCTAGCTTCTATCTCCTGTTTTAATTCTTCTTGAAATGTAGTGTTAAGTTTTTCTAACACCGCATCTAAATCTCTAACTAAAGACTGTGCTACATCTTCTTCGTATTCTGCACTTGCTCTAGTTAATGATTGTACTATCTTAGCCACTATCTTCTTCCTCCAGCATGTATATCTAATCTAAAAGTACCTAGTTTCCAACTAGTATCTACAGCTGTATTAGATATAGTAAGAGCTATAGCTCTACCTCGAGCTCGTGTATCTACTTTATCTGTTCCAGAAGTAATAGTAAAAGGACCCAAAGATGAGCTTGCTGCTGTATCGTTTGGATAATTTCTAAGATCTAATTGTACAATTGTACTTCCTTGTTGAGCAATAAAATCTGGTATAATTCTACTAACTCGCATAATATTTTCACCATCTCCTCTAAGGTCAGCCATATTAGTTGCAGCTCCTCTAATAACTTTTTGTGTAATATCATAATCACCAGAAGTAATATTAGCGGGTATAGCTGTAGTAACTGCTCCAGCTTCTAATTGATTAACTCCTGTTTCATGTTCAAAATAAATTGTTGTGCCATCTGTATTTCCAGTTACATCAAATGATGTATCAGTGCCCGCATCATATTTAGTGCCATGTGGTAAACCAAATACGGCAGAATCTTCCCATGTACTTCTTGCAAATAGAGTGCTTGCATTAGTAAACCATATAGGTCGTTTAGATGTTGAATCTAAATAACTATAAGTAACAGATCTGTTAACAACATTTGATGTAGCTGTTGGATAAAACCAAGTAACTTCACCAAACAAGTTATTAATACCTGCATATACCAATTGATTAGATGTAGTGTTAAGATCATCATAAACATAATCTTCAACTAAACAATCCATTGATTCTAGTTTACCAGTAAATCTAAAAAAACCATTATCAGACATCCAGTACGCAGCACCATCAACTTCAACGGCTGCATTCATACCTATTAATCCACAGTTAGTTCCTACTTGTTCGTAAGCAAATGTAAATGGAGTTCCTACAAAACGCATGGTAAATAAAGCTGTATCAGACCAAATGTAGATTGCATTTCTACCTAGTTTAGCTCCCATGATCCGTGATCCGTCGGCCAGTCTTTGTGTACCAGCACTATTCTCAGCTGTTGGTGTATAAGTATTTATATCTTCTTGAGACGAGAATCTTATAAACATATCGTCTTGTGTTGTTTTATCTCCAATAGTTTTTTCTGTACCAAAAAATACTAAGTGACGATCGGGAGTAGATACTAACATATCACGTGACGCTGTTGGTGCACCTGCTATAATAGTAGCACGGGTTGCTGTTGCATTAGCTGCATCACCGTCCCATTCAAAACATTCTCCATTATGTATAAGTGCTATAAGAGTTGTACCTAAATTATCCAATGACCATAAACCAGGGTCTGTTACTTTATCAGTGTTAGCTGCCGGTGATCCCCATCCTGTAAACTGAGATGTGTTTGTAACTGTTGCTCCATTAGAGTGTGTGGTAGCCGTAGTTCCTCTAGCTGCTCTACCTATACCAGTTAATTTAGTTCCTGTAATACCCGTATAAGATATTTCTTCTGATCCTATTTGAACAAAGTTAGTTCCTGTTGAAGGAAAACCTGTAACACTAGTTAATGTTATTTCTGTTGCAGAACCATTATTACCACCACTTGTGCTACCAATGGCTCCATCTAAAGTTGTTGTAGCTGCACCTAAAATTGTTCCACCCCATAGTGCTATACCCCAACCAAAAGCTCCTATCTGTTCTGCTGGTCCTACATGATAGTATTGATAATAAGTTATACCTCCAGAAGTAGTTGCTCCACTTCCAGTTTCATTACTTGGCATTGTTATAGTAATTGTAGTATTAGTTGGTACACTAGTTACCATAAATTTTTTATCAGCAAAATCAGCTACACCAAAATTAGAATTAGTAATAGCTGAAAATGTAGAAGCATCTCCAAATAATATTATGTCTCCTGCCGAAAAACTGTGGGCTCCTGAAAAAGTAATAGTAACTGTTGGGTCGTTGTTAACTGTGCTAAATGCATTTGTAATAGCTGTACCTGATGGATTAACTAAAGGATGTATGTCATAGTATACTCCACCAGAATATACATATAAAATTCTATTAGTTCCTATAACTGAAAATTTTGTAGAAGCTGTATTAACAAAATGATGTAAACCCCTTGCAACACCAGTAAGTTTAGATTCACCTAATTGTGTCCAACCACCTATTTTTTCTGGTGTACCATATCTAAAACGTACATTTTCACCGTCTGTCCATTGTGATTCAGCGCCGGTAGATGTAACTTGTTTATTAAATCCTGGTAAAAAACCTAACTTTTGTAGCATATATTAAAACCTGTTTAATAGGTGTTATATCAGATTGTGGGTGATTTCAATAGGTTTTAAGCAGAGGGAATCTGTGGTGGATCATCCCCCTGCGAACCTAATGTATAGACTATTTTTTAGATTTTGTCAACTTAACGCCTTTAAACCAAGCAGGTAGTCCTAGTAAAGGTCGTTTATCTAAATAATTTTCTTTAGCAGTTTTTGAATTAGATTTATTGTAATGTAAAAATACTTGTCCACAATCTTTACCTTTAAACTCTTCTCGCCAATGTTCTAAATCACAGCCAGAATATATTAACATATCTCCTGGTTTAAGATCTACTTTAATACCAGCTTGACCTTGTTTACCTGTTGGATCAAGATATATTGGCCATGGGTCACCACCTAAATTTAAGGTTGTAGATATTTCACAAGAATATCTATCTTTGTGTCTAGCTAATACATCACCTTGTTTATATATTCTTGCATAGGAATATGTAGGACTTAATTTAAGTCCAGTGTGTTTTTCCATTACTGGTTTTACTTCCATTAATAATGTTTCCATTGCAGTGTCACTATAGTGTGAATAAGTATTAGGAACTTGAGAATCGTTCCATACACCAAAATATTCTGTAAATGGAGATATATATTTTTGATCAAATAAAAATCTTGCAACATTTCTTTTATTTAAAAAATATTTATAAACAAACTCTGCTAATTCAGGAGAAATAGCTTTTTTTAATACTGTGTATTTATTATTTTTGAACGACATTTAATACTCCTTTTGGTATTGCTTGACAGTTCCAATGTATAAATCTAAATGGACTATAACCCATATCTACAATGTACTGATGAGGTAAGTATGATGGAAAGAATATTATTCTACCAGGTTTAACTTGGTAATTTATTTGAGAACTAGCATGAGTTACTTTTGTTTTATCTTTTTCTGGTAACAAATTCATAACGTTGCCTGGTCTTGGATCTTCAAACATAGGCAAAGATGTAGACTCATCTGCTTTTAAAAAATAAAAACCAGAAATGTGGCCGTTCCAATGTGTGTGTAATGTATGATGTCCACCACCTTTTTTTGCAAATTCTTGTACCCACATTTCTGTAGTAAATAACTGATGACCAGACATATCAAAACCCATTTCACCTAATAAGTTATGTGCTGTTGCACCTATATAATTTTGTAATTCTGCAAAGTTAGGATCTCCTATTAATGATGTAGAATGAAATACATGACCCATGTCTCCTTTGTCCCCAAACTTTTTATTACGTTTATCAATGGCTGGTTTTGACATTTTCTTTGATGCTTCAATATATTTGTCTGATGCTTTATTTAAACTATCTACAAATTTTGGTTCATCTGCAAACCATATAGGACATTTAAAAAATTCTTCTAATTGTAATTGTTTAGGATATCCATCTGCACTACCACATGACATCTCTTCTAATCTTTTTCTTGTTTTTTGTTTTTTAGTTTTTTTCTTTTTCATATTTTTCCTTTATTGAAATGGGTATCCTAAGTTCCATATTACTAAACTGTTTCTTTCTCCACTTTTAACAGGACATACTCTATGCCATACAAACGAAGGAAATACAACCAATGATCCTTTAGGTAATATCTCTTTACATTTAACTGGTTTTCTAGGTTTGTCAGGATCTAGATTTCTAAAATCAAATTCTAGCTCTCCACCTTTGTAATCTTTTGGATCTGATAATGTAACTGTTACAGATAATTTTCTAATTTTACCATGCGATGGATCATTAGCTTCTCTTTGATATGGTCTATCCCAACTATCACAATGCCAATCATAATACTGACCTTTTTTATATTTTGTAAACTGACAAGACTCTGAATAGTCCCATTTATAATTCCAACCTGCACTAGCATTTGCTTGATGTACATAAGGTTGAATTTCTTTATATATCCATCTATCATTCATCCAAACAATATTAGAATCTCTTTTCTTTTTTAAATCTTTAATTTGTTTTTGATTTAATTTTTTGTCACCAAAACCACCGGTAACTGCCATTTGTTCCTGCATTTGATGACCATATCTTGCAATGTCATCACATATTCTATGTGGAATAACTGATTGAAAATACCAATAATAATTTGTAAGGTTCATATGTCTTTATAAAGACAGTATAAAATAATATTAACTTATTGTCAATGTTCCTGAAACTGTAAAGGTTGCAATTTTTTGTCCACCCGGAGCTGTACTTGTAGAGTTAGTTCCAGGAGCAACAGATAATGTTCTAGCACTTGGTGCTCTAACAACTACTATTCCACTACCACCCGCTCTTCCAATTTGAGGTCCGTCTTGGTCACCACCTCCACCACCACCAGTATTAGCTGTACCTGCTGTAGCATTTGAACTTCCACCTTGACCTGTACTACCTGTTCCACCACCACCAGCACCACCTGGGGCAACAGTACCTGTATATTGGGCACCACCACCTCCACCACCACCTCTTTGTACGCATGATCCTGTAATTCCTGAAGTTGCTCCTGCACCACCAGTACCACCTCTTCCTGAAGCTCCTGTAGGAGATGGACTTGAAGGAGAACTTGGCGCATTACTACCTACTGCTCC